ATGAAGAGAAAAGAGGAAGCAATGAAAAAGTATATTGCGAGTTTTTTAGCTATTACGCAGCCTGCTTTGAAAGCTGTAAGTTGCACAGATATTGCAACTGGTGCAGGAGGACATCGTTACGGGCTATGTCAAATGGGTGCCGCATTGCGTGCAAAAAATGGTGATTCCGCATCGAATATTTTGTTGTATTATTACACTGATTGCAGGATCATATCCTGCACATTAAAATAGAAAATGTGCCAGAAAGAGATTAAGACGAGTATGGGTAAGATGAAAAATAAGGTTTTGCCGGTCTCTGTTCTTGTGTTGTTTATGCTGATGTGCATCAATGCGTGTGGAATATCGAAATCCAGGGATAGTGCTGATATGGTCTCAGAGCTTAATAACAGGATTATAGAAAAGGTAGCAGAGAATTACGAAGAAGGTAACATCAGTGCATTAGATATTGTTATAGTTCGGATTGATTTTGGTTCTTTCTCGCAAGATAATGCCAGTGAAATATTCGTGTTATGCAAGATTTTGAATACCCCTCATGTTGCAGGATTGGATAAAACGGTGGGTATCCTTTTAGATGCTGATTCATTAGAAATGGTAGCATATAAGGAGTTTGCGGCTGATAAAGTAGTTATAAACTGTATTCAAGCGAGTGACGGACAAAGCAGAATATTGGTATCAAAAACCACAACATATCAAGGAATATCAACACAGGAAATTCAGCTTTTAGCTGTCGAAGGCAGTCAATGGGTAGAAATTCCGATAGATGCGCTAAAGATCATTGGAGATGAATCTTTTTATTATATGGATATAGTAGATGATTTGATTATTGTGGCATCTGAGGATAAATTGATAAGTTCTGAAGAAATCGTAGCAGTATTAAAGTGGAACCCTGAGACAGAGCAGTTTGTTTTGGAACAGTAACGGGTTTGGCGGTGTGCAAGTCCAAATTATTAAATAACAATGTGCATAAAGAAAAGCGGAAATCTGGCTATATTAGATGAAATCACCATGACCACTAATTCCTTTGTCTATCAGAATGCTGAAAGCGGTGATGCTAAAGTTTAATTTTTATTTAAAACCGTATTTTCCAAAGAGGGAAGAAGTTCGGCAACCGTAACTTTTTCCACGGAGTCAGCTTTCGTACCTTTTGTTTTAGGCTTCTTAACCCTGGTTTTAAGAGGAGAAAACCGGCGCATTTTAAACTCTGGTTTAACCATTATCACCGTCAGAAATCCAGAAGTAAACAAAAGTAAACATATTATTTGATACTTTGAGAAATCAAAAAAATCGGAAACGCTGTATTTATCAGCATTTCCGACCCTTTTAACCTAATAGCGAGAGGGGGATTCGAACCCCATAAGGGGAAATACGTAAATTAGTGATAAATGCGTGAAATGCTGATGAATACTGGAATATAGCGTACTTTTGTGTTTCTGAATAAGAAACGATATTTCGTAAAAAGAACAGTAAATGCAACATGATGCAACACGAAATGCAACACGAAACTATTCTTAAAACATAGAATCAAAATGCTGGTTGGCCTTATCTGCCATCTCTTTTCTCCGGTCACTCATAGCGTGTCTGTATACTTTTTTTAACACCCTATCAGAGCTCCAGCCACCGTCTGCCATGATGTAAGCATCTGGGATGCCGAGTGCGTGCCGGATAGAAGCGGAGTAATGACGGAGATCGTGAAAACGGAAATGAGGTATATTATTCCGATCCAGCACCCTCTGAAACATAATAGTGATAGAATGTGGATTCAGTGAGGTAATGTGTCCGATTTCCGCAATACGGTCCACGACAAATTGAGGTGCGGTGATGTACCTGTCGGAGGATTCTGTCTTGGGGGCTTTCAGATGCCACTCTTTATCCTCACCAAGGACAAGGGAATGATGAATATGGATGGTAGTACCGTCAATATCACGCAGGGACAGACCGCAGATCTCCCCGCGACGCATCAGGCAGAAGGCTGCAAGTAGAACAGGAACCTCCAACTCGGTATCCCGGACAGATGCTACCAGAGCTTTGATATCTTTATCTGTAGGTATATACAGATCCGGTTCTATGCTCTGCGGCATGGAAGTATCCAGATTGATATAATCCCCGAGTACAGCAGAGATCAGGCCGTGATAATTTCGCACGGTTTTAGGAGCTCGGGACTTGGTCAAGGAGTTAATGACATCCTGCACATCTTCTGAACTTAAATCAGAAATCTTTGTATGACAAAATGAAGAGAATTCCCTGTTTAGTATCGTTTCGATATTGCGGTATCCTCGAATAGTAGAAGGAGACAACACTGGAGTTTTCGATTCGATATACTGGCTAAGTGCATCGGAAAACAGAGCATCGCTTTTCTTCTGTTTTTTATGTTCTTCTAAAGATATCATATATTGCGTGGCGAGGTATTCAGCTTCACGCTTTGTCCCTGCAGTAAATGATTTATACTTTCGTCTTCCATTTATATCAGTACCAGTATATACGAGGCATCTCCAGGATCCGGAAGGTAATTTTTTTGCAGTTGCCATAGTATCCTCCTTTTTGGGTATAAAAATACCCGGTGACTTGATTTTTACGTCCCGGGATGATACTATTGGAATGAACGTATAGTAGTATCCTTCGGGACTATTATCATCTCAGCTCCGGTGTTGCAGCACTGGGGCTGATTTTTTAACTATTTTTTATCCATTGCTTTTTTGAAACGTTCTACTTTTTCTTTCCCCTTATCTTCATTAATTTTGAATTCTGCATTCATGGTTTTAGAGACCCTGTATACAGATTTGCAAAATAATATAATTCCATAAATTAAAAATAGTAGTCCAAAGATGTATGGATAATCGGTAGAAAAGACAGAAGTATCACCCTTCGTATAATTTTCTATCCAAGAATTAATACCAAATATAAAATATAGAGATGACACTATGGATATCATGAAAAAAACAATACTTTTTATCACGGTATCACAATAAGATCTTATGAAAGATGTTTCCCTAAGATTTTTTAATACTGATGTATCAGATAAACTTATAATAAGCCCTAAGACAGTAAATGAAAATCCAGCGAAAACAGTACTTACTGTCAATAAATTGAACTGCATTCCAATCAGATTATCAATATTTGGAACATAAATTATTCCAAAGTGCAAAATTATGTGACTGAAAAGTAATGTAACCATAATAATTATTATAAGTTGAATTTTCTTCATGATTTCATCCTCTATTTGCTAATGGAACTATTATATCATAATTACTATTGTAATTTTCAATTAATTTATTTCTGGCTATATTTATTAATTCAACCTCTGAATACGAAATAGAATGTCCGTTTTCAACGTGAGAAGTTTCAATTGTAATGTCGTATTTGAACGTCTCATTGTATAAATTGTATTCTTTTGATTTTACAGAGGCACTGCGAGCTTTAAAAATGGCTCCGGTAACAGCTGCAGACTGCTTGATTTTGTCAACCACTTTGGGAACATCTTCATTAGAAGCCAATGTCGTACCGTGCGCAGGAGCAAGAGTTATTTTGGCTCTAATATTATTTTCAAACAGTTCAGTGATATCTTCATCAGTGAACCCAAATTCTTCCAAAAGTGCAGGGGTGGGAGTTGGTATATCCACTGTGAAAGAGGAAATAACAGGTTTCCTGTGTTGGAATATACAATCTATTCCTGTGCGGTTTGGAATCGCATAGAATTCCAAATAGTAATTTGAATTCATTTTTATTAAGTTTCCAACAGCTGCGTGATCAGGAGAGTATTGTGATGTAACAATTTCAGCAATCAAGGTCTGATAGTTAATATAAACAAAGCAATAACTTTCTATTCCCTTTACGTTATCTGGAAAATTTCCCATGACTGGTTCTGTTTTAAGCGTATTATAGTTTCGTCCAACGACCGAGTTAGATGGCTTTTGCTTGGAAAGTCTTGCAAAAAAATGAGTATCATTATTATCAAATATATCAACAATTGTCTTTTTGGTGTCTTCAGGCTGTGTTATGTCTACTGTATAGTATTCTCTGGGGTCATTTTGATTGTTATTAGGTTGAATTATATTTTCGATAATATTCTTAAATAAAGTTATGGGCTGTACCGCTTCTGAGTCCTTTTCCTTAATAATAATTGAATAGAAATATGCTGATTTCATTTGTACTCCTTCCAAACATCAGTTCGTTACACGACGTTTTTTTTTACGGAATACTGCGGTAGAACTTAAGCTTTACTTAAATATTACTCTGTTGTTTATTATTTCGACATTTATACCATGCTGTGATAGCTCATAGATGAAATTATATTTTACTCGATAATTATAAGCATTGTGGTTGTTGCATTAGGTTCTTCATCTTGTGAAATAGTTAATGTAGTACAACCTGAATGCAAAGCTTTAATTGTGAAATAATATGCACCTAAATCATTTTTGTTATTAGTCCAGTCGAAACTAATGTTACCGTTGTCTAAGTGAGCTGTGAATGGTATATCTCCCCAATATGTGAATATCCCAGTGTATGTATCTCCACATTTTAAATAAAGAACATCTTTAGTAACTGAAAAATTCATACCAGAATTTTTGCTATCATAATTTTTTAAGTAAGATATCAAACTTTGGTATTTGTCTTCATTGTTGGCACGATATAATCCATCTTCTTGCAGATAAGCTACCCTTTCCGAAAGATATTTGTTTTCTTTATATTTGGTATATGAATATACACAGCTAATGACCAACAGTACCGAAACAATTCCCGAAATAATCATGAAAGTAATGGAAAGGGAGTTTATATATTTCTTATGTTCTGGATATTCTACCGGGGGCTCATAGTTAAGACTAGATCCATTATTTACTGTATCCATCTTTGGAATATCATCAACATTATCGCCATCTTCATTAAATATCTTAAAGATGATTTTTCGGTTATGAAAATAGTAGAGGTTTATACAACAAGTAATAAACTGACCAATCCAGCCACCTATCAATGTACTATTAATATGAAATGAACTGGTGGCATTGTAAATTGTACTCTCAGTCAATAGAATGACAATGGGTGTCTGTGAAATTTGAGATATTAGAATAAAGTAATATCCCAAGTCACTTGAAGAATAGATGCCATATCCCCAAAATCCCCAAGCTGCTAAATAAAGAACCCATAAAGATAGAGATATTTCAGACATAGTTGTATATGACAGAATTTGCATTGGATATAAAATAGCGCCTGAAGATCCTATAACGAATGCAATGCGAAGCCACCACCACCAGGCAATCCCCTTTTTAAAGCCATAATAAGTTTTTGCTAGTTCGTATTTCTTATTTAGCGTCAATCTCATAATTTCCCTCCATGTCGTGATTGCTCACGCAGAACACAATTCTTTTGCAATTTCCATGTCATGTGCTTCCAACTCAATCTGGTTCACATCTTGCTTTTCAAAATCCCCATTTTTAATGTGTCGCATGGCGTGTGCATAGGATTCTATGTGCCGCTCATGCGTCAGACGGGAATTGAGAAAGATGCTGTAGGATCCATCTGGATTCTCTACGACCTGCTCTGGAATCATTACATCCATGTCTATCAATATAGTGTTTACTTCCAATTTCATCACCCTTTATAAATGTAGCACAATTAAAGTACTATTAAATGTACTTATGTATCGGATCCTGATTCAGAATTTTGTAGGTTCTTCATAAATTCAATATGTGCTTTCAACCTTTCAGGTGACATTTTTCTGCTCATATCAAATAATGATTTTAAATCAGGATTATCGAATATTTCTTGTGCAATTTCTCTTGTTTCATCATTTAGGTAATAAGGCATTTCTTCACCGATTACTGTATCGGTTCCAGTCATAATGTTTAAATCGCCACCTAAATACTTATAAATTAACAAAGCTCTATCATAAGGAATATTATCCATTTTTTTAGGATTAAGATATCCATTAGAAAAACCTAAATCCTTTTCTAATTTAGATATTGCAATTCCTTTTTGTTTACAAAGATCTCTAACATATTCAACACCAGTCATAGGTTCCTCCAAATTAGAAAAATTCCTAAAAATAGTATTGACAAATTAGACTCTATCCTATACAATAAAACCATGATTTAGGAAAAATCCTAAAAATGAATAGCGTTGAAAAAGGAAAGAGCTCTTAAAATTGTCTGGTAAACATATTTTAGATTATTTCCTAAACAATGTCAATAGGATTTTTCCTATTTCCTAATAGAAGGAGGTGTTTTATTGATTTATGAAAATGTCAAGAAATTGGCAAATGAACAGGGAATGAGTATTGCAGCATTAGAGAAAAAAGCTGGAATTGGAAATGGCGTAATCAGTGGTTGGAAAAATAGCAGCCCTAATGTTGCAAGCGTTCAGGCAGTAGCCAAGGTATTAAAAGTAAAAGTTTCCAAGTTAATTGAGTAGGAAAGGAGAAAACGGATGCCGAAGGTATCGTACATGAAATCAGAAGAAAACCGTAAGCGGTTGTCGGCGAGATCATCCGCCGGGATACAGCGGTACATGGTTCTGCGGAGCATGACAGATGATCGTCTGGCGGACAAGCAGAATGTCACGGTGAAAACGATTCAGAATCACCTGAAAGATCCCGGCAACATGAAGCTGAGAGATATTTGGGAGCTGGCAGTTATACTGGATGCTCCGGTAGGAGAACTGGCAGGCGGTGAACTTCCGGAAGAAATCATTGGAAAGCTTCTGAGAGAGAAGTTGTTGTAACTGTAAATAAGCCGTGCCCTGTACGTGGTGTAAACCACCACCCCTTTTCTTACAATTCTGACATGAGTGGTGTCCAGTCGCACCCTGGGCATCACGTAGAGGGTACGGACAAGCATTGGAAGTTAGAAATGATTGAACTGAATTTATCACAGGAAGAATGGATAAAGTTCATAGCACTGGCAAAAAAGCAAATGACAGAACGCGGTTTGTCTGTCAATGATCTGGCTGACGGAATCGGGAGACCGAGAGGAAGCGTAAGAAACTTTTTTGCGAAAAACAGCAATCACAGCAGATTCTTGGCAGCAGAGATCGCGGAGTATCTGAGAATGAAGAGAGGAGGTAGAAAGTGAGAAAGGTATTTAATCTGTCAAATCTGTACGGAGTCGCAGCATTATTATTGCTGTTTATCCTTCCGGCAGGATTTACAGAGGCAGGAATGTACATATCTGCTATTGCATGTGCAGTAATCGGATTTATATGTGCACGGCAGTCCATGAAAGAAGATGGACAAATAAAATAGGATCCCGCACCGACCAAAGCAAGGGATCCTAAAAACAACACTGATAATGCTATTTGTGTATATTTTACAACACGGAAAGGAAAAATGCAATGAAAACAAAACTGATATATGAATTGGACAAGGAGAATCACAATGGCAATCTCCAAATGGAAGGATCTTTATTAGATCTTATAGCCGTAGCAGGAGAAATATTAAAAGAAGTATCCAAAGTTGCAGCTAAAGCATTGGATGAGGAACCGGAAGATATGGCAATTATAATTGCCGGTGCCACAATTGATATGCTCACAGATGAGAAGAAGGGAGAAGTCAATGAGTAAATTAACGAATGACGATAAGAACAAAGTTAGGAATTTCATGACAGCATCATTACCTGATTTGGAAAATATCTGCAAACACATTACCCAGTGCGGACTGGCTCCTGATAAGATCGTGAGCATTGCCATGACGGGAGATGGGTATATCAGCATTGATTTCCACGAATTTAGTGGAGCCAGTGTATATAGAGGAGATATCTGCGGGCCCGTAAATCTTAGATTTGAGGAAACAGAAACACTGGAAGCCCAGAGATAAGGGAGCGAAGAATGTATCAGTATAGATGTTATGGCTGCGGTGGGATGTGCGATGCCGGAGAACTCGAAAACGGTGTCTGTTATGACTGCCGCCAGGAGGATATCCGGAGGATGGAAGCACGGAGCTTGCAGAAGAGGAAGGAACTCAATCAGCTGCTCAAAGCAAAGTATGCGGAGCAGGCTGACGGGCAGATGGTGATGGTACATGGGTGATGTGATGGAACAGGAACTGGTGGAGCTTGGTCTCCACCGGGAGAACCTTTATAAGAGACAGCACGAAGCATATGAAAGTGAGGAACGGAATGAAAGAGAAAATCGAGCAGTTGTTAATGAGTACGGAACGGCATGGGATATGTGATCTGATCGCACACATGGAAATGGAAGGATTTTTCGAGGCTCCATGCAGTGGAGCACACCATCTGAGTAAGGAAGGTGGACTGGCAGAACACAGTCTGAATGTATATGAGATCATGAAACGCCTGAACAAGACGTTGGATACCAGGTATACGGATGACACCATTATCTTATGTGCTATCCTGCATGATCTCGGAAAGATGGGAGACCACGGGAAGCCTAACTACGTGCCGTACATCCTTAAGAGCGGTAAGCAGTCAGATGTGACTCCGTATAAAACAAATCCTGATCTGCCGTATGTGGATCATGAGATCCGGTCTGTGACCATTGCAAGAATGTATATTTCTCTGACGGAAGAGGAAGAGCAGGCTATCCTGTGGCACAACGGACTGTATGGCATTTTTAAATATGAGATCTCCGGCAAGGAGACGCCGCTGTATCTGCTGTTACATATGGCGGATATGTGGGCGAGCAGAGTGGTAGAAAAGGAGGATAACACGGATGAAGCAGTTTAGAACACTGACAGCTGGTGACATTGAATGTCGCGTATCCACGGTATCGGATAAGGGATGCAGTTTATTACTCTATAAAGATGCCCGTTGCGACATGAAGATTCTGGACGAGACCGTGGGAGCGGAGAACTGGAAGAGATCCCATGAACTGATCAACGGTAATTTGTTCTGCAATGTGTCCCTCTGGGATGAAGGTAAGAAAGAATGGGTGACCAAGCAGGATGTCGGTACGGAATCTTACACCGAGAAAGAGAAGGGACAGGCTTCGGACGCATTTAAGCGTGCCTGTTTTAACTGGGGGATTGGCAGAGAGCTTTATACTGCACCATTTATTTGGATCAAGTCAGAAAACGTTACACTGACTCAGAAGAACGGCAAATCCACCACATACGATAAATTCAGAGTTACTCAGATAATTGTTATTAATGGTGAGATTAAAGCCCTTGCAATAAAAAATGATTCCCTTGGGAAAATGGTTTTTTCCTATGATGTAAGATCTGCAGAAGAGAAAGGAAAGAAGTAATGGAATTTACCGGGAAAGTGGCTGGAATCACAATGGATTTCACGACAGGCAAATATAACATATCGTTTCAGGCTGATTCAGCAGATGCCGTGACCAGCCAGTTTGACGGTATCAAGGATGCGGAAAAGCTGACCATTACCGCTGTAAAATTCCGGCAGAAGAGATCACTGGATGCAAATGCCTATTACTGGCAGTTGATCACAAAGCTGGCAGAAGCAATGCATATCTCCAAGGGACGGATGCACAACATGATCCTGAGGAAGTACGGACAGAGGGAATACATCGAGGGAAAGCTTGTCACTCTAACACTCCCGGACACGGACAAGGCAGAGAACACAGCATTAGAAGCTGAGACTTACCATATCGGTCCGACATCACAAGTGCGTGAGGGCAAGGACGGAACCATGTATCGCACATATGTCATGTACCGTGGCTCTCACGATTACGACACTAGGGAGATGAGCGAGCTTATCAATGGACTGGTATCCGAATGTAAGGAAGTTGGAATTGAAACCCTTACACCCGCGGAACTGGACGAGATGATGAAAGCGTGGAAACCATGAAGAAGTGTTGGAGTGTACTTACAGACGATATGGGATCCTGCTATATCACCCATTTGGGAGTGGTTCATATCCACCATGTGTTTAACGGCAACCGGAAGAAAGCCAGTGAGGAAAGAGGATTTCTGGTACCTCTGCATCCAACCTTACATACATACGGACCGGACAGTGTCCACCGAAAGCCGAATCAGGGACTTGATTTGATGCTGAAACAGAAATGCCAGCGGTATTATGAGGAGCATTACGGCACCCGTGAAGAGTTTATAAAAGAGTTTGGAAGGTCTTACCTATAAGGTTGCAACACCTGCCCTGCGGGGCGAAAGAAACCGTTCATGTAGTGGTGTCTCACAAACAAGCCATTATGTTAGTGTCAGGGCGGACGGTGATCCGCCCGGGAGGTGGTCTATATACTGATTGAGAATTACGTACCTTTTGGTTATGCCAACAGAATATCACGGGAAAAGCTCTCGGCTGATACACACATGAGCGACAGGAAGATCAGGAAGCTGATGGAAGAGGCTCTGCTGTACCGTGACACTCTGATCATAAATATAGATAACGGATACTTCCGGCCGGACGGCAGTCTTGGAGACCGTCAGAAGGCCAAGACTTATCTGTACCGGGAGCAGATGCGGACAAGTAGCTGCAGCAAGCGTTGCAAGGCTATCAGACAGTGTCTGACACCCAAGGAAGAGGATACCAGGCAGATGTCTCTCATTGATTTTGGAATAGGATAGAAAGAAGGTGAAATGATTGGCTGGCAGACAAAACAAAGTAGGACTTGACTACTTTGAATTGGATTGCCACATGGATGAGAAGGTTAGATTGATACAGGCAGAATATGGACTGAAAGGCTTTGCAGTATTCGTCAAACTCCTCCAGGAGATTTACGGGGGATATGGTTATTACTGTGAATGGACTCAAGACCGGGAGCTTTTATTTGCGTCAGAAAATGGTTTAAGTAACGGCTCTTTACAATTACTTAAGGATATCGTGTCTGCCTGTATCCGAAGGAACATTTTTTCAGAGAGACTTTTTACAAAGTACGGTATTCTTACGTCCTCCGGGGTGCAGAAGCAATACCTGAAAGCTACAGTCAAGCGTGAAGTCGTAGAACTGAAAAAAGAGTACCTTTTAATTTCTATACCCGAAAATACTAAAAATGTGGTAATAAATTCAATTTCTTCCGGAAGAAATGCAATTTCTGACACCGGAAATACACAGAGTAGAGAAGAGAAGAGTAAAGAAGAGAATATAAAAGAATATGCTGGCGCATATAAAAAACACTTTGTTCCACCGACTGTTGAGGAAGTAAAAGCTTATTGCCAGGAACGTAATAACAAAGTGGATCCACAGAAGTTTGTTGACTTTTATGAATGTAAAGGATGGATGGTTGGGAAAAACCACATGAAGGACTGGAAAGCAGCGGTAAGGACCTGGGAGAAATCCAGTAGGCAAAGCAGAGAGGCACCAGCGCAGAAGAAGTACGATGCCAACAAAGGGATGATGACATCGAACTACGGAGACATGTCAGAATTTGAAAAAGCTATGTTGGCAAATTGAAGGGAGAACGATGAGCAATCAAAATTATCGAAAGGCAATGGACATTGAAGCCAAAAACAAGAAGCGGATACTGGAGATCAATCCTCACGTTGATGATGGCAGCGGTATATATTTCCTGACACGGATGGACGAGGACGGAATCCGGTATGCGTACATAGGGCAGGCTAAACATCTGCTGACAAGACTGGCACAACACCTCTCAGGATATCAGCACATAGACCTGTCATTGAGAAAGCACGGACTGTATACCACGGACAATATCTACGGTTGGAAAATTGGATTTATGTGGTTCCCGATTGAACAACTAGACGAGATGGAGCAGAAATACATCCGGCAATATGCACAGTCCGGTTACCAGCTTCGGAATAAAACAGCCGGCGGTCAAGGAGAGGGTAAGAAGCAGATTGATGACTACCGCCCCTCTAAAGGTTATAGGGACGGCATAGAGCAGGGTAAAAGGATGTTGGCAAGGGAATTACTATCTATCGCAGAAAAGCACCTTAAAATCGATCTGAGAGAGGATAAGAGGGGGAATAAGATCTCCCAAAGGCAATACGAGAAATTCATGGCACTGATCCATGTGGAGGGCAATGATGAAAGCGTACATGATAGTGACGAATGATGAATTTGAACTGCCGGTGAAGATGGATATCTTTGGGGCAAAGGCCGCGGCTGATTATCTGGGGATCCCGGAACAAACGCTGCGGACATGTCTGCATAGGGATTCGTGGTGCCGGAAAACGCATAGGTATAAGGCTGTGGTTGATGAAGATGCCACAATAAGGATCAGGGCAGAGCACAAAGCTGAAATGGATGCACACTGGAAATATAAGCGTGCATTTGATCCTGCATACCGTGAGAGACGGCATAAATACGACAGAGAAAGGTGGAAACAGAAACGTGAGCAGAGGATTTCACAGTGACGATGAATTGCGGGAGATGGAAGAGCATCCAGGAGAGATGTCAAGGCATATCGGACGGGCAAAACCGTATGACTGCAGTTACCCAGTGATGGAGAGCAAGCCGAGGATTGCGGAAAGGAGCAAGGATGGAGAGACTGACATTTGTGACGGAAGACGGTGAGGTATTATTTCATCCAGAGGATTTGCCGGATGATGAGGGTGTGACAATTACACAGCTTGCGGTAGCCAGACGGTTTCGCGCATTAGAGACTATTGCAGAAAGACTTGCCAACAGGGAACAAGCCGAGGAGCAAGGATTGCTATTGCGGTTGCCGTGCAAGGTGGGAGATACATTATATTGTATAACTCCATATGTAAAAGAACCGATTATTACAACACACGTTTTACAAATGAATATCAAGCAGTTTTACAATAAAAGAATCATTGTAAGAATTGATACCATGAATAAAATGGGTGAAAGCTGTTATTTCTTAGATGATATAGGTAAAAAAATATTTTTATCCAGAGAGGAAGCCGAAGCCAAGCTGGCAGAAATGGAGGGTATATGAGCAGAGCAGATACAACGAAGTTTCTCGGCGAGCTGCTGAAAAGAGATAGATTTGGAGGCATGGGTAAGTACTGGGCAAGTGAGGTTAGCATTGACGCATTCACCGCCGTAGGAAAAGGCGGACGGGTGGATTTCATGCAGTTTGTCCCCAAGAATCAGTACTCGATAGACGCGTTGGAAAAGGGAATCTTTGTATGCTATGAAATCAAGAGTTGTAAAGAAGACGTATACAGCGGCAATGGCTTAAATTTTTACGGCGAGAAGAATTACATAGTAACCACGATGCAGTGCTACAAGGATATTCTACCGGACTTAAGGGACGGGACATTTTATGAGCATCTGCGTAAGGCAAACCCAGAATCATCTGCACACTATGGCATTATGGTCTCTGTGCCGGTGATGAGGGACAAGTATAAAGAGTTTGAAGAGCCTACGCCGATTTCGAGTGACATCTCGTGGAGACTTGAGATCATTCAACCATGCATTATAGGATCGCGCAAAAAATCATTAACGGAGCTTCTGTTTTGCATGGTGAGGAGTGGAAAGTGAGGAGAGAGAATGACTCAATATTGTAGATATTGCTGTTTTCTCTGCGTAGGAGATGCAAATTATTGCAGCGAGAAACAGCAGACCATGAGTGATGCTGTAGCAAAGTCTCCTAATCGGTGTCACAGCTTTGCTCTCAATCCTATAGATGCTTTCGGCGAGAACGAACGAGGGTACAAGCCCAGGGAGCCTAAGAAGAAACAGTGCGACGGCCAGATGAGATTGGAGGTGTAGAGGATGCGAGTACATAATCTTAAGATATTGAATGATTTTGCAGATGCAGTAGAGGCCGGAGACAAACCTTTTGAGGTCAGGGAGAATGACCGCGGATATCAGAAAGGCGATTACATCAAATTCCAGGCCATAGAAAAGAATGGGTTGCCGAATCAGCATGTTATCAATGATAAATTATACCTTATCACATTTGTGATGAATGGATGGGGGATAAAGAACGGATACGTTGTACTGGGAATCAAGGAAAGCGAGGGTAGCCATGACGGAGAATGAGGCAATCAAAGAACTTGAGACATCTATTGATTTAGCAAAAATGTGTACACAGAATTACGAGAGAAAAAACGAAATCCAAGGTTACGAGATGGCAATCCAAGCACTGGAAGAGGTACAGCAGTACCGACAGATCGGAAGTGTGGAACTTTTTGCAGAAACTAAGAAATTATCTGACCTAACAAAAAAATGCGGAACTATAGGGAAGGTTTTTGACGAATGTGCAGAATATGCAGCAATAGGCACGGTGGAGGAATGCCGGAAATCAGTAGAAATCTGCAAATCCATGATTGGGAGAAAAATCACACCGGAGAACATGGAAGAATACATGAAATTCGAGGATGAATGTATAAGTGAAGGATTTACATTTAATAGCCTGTTGGAAGCAAGAGAGAAGCAGACGGCGAAGAAACCGGATTACGAGGGAGACGGATACTCGGACGGACAGCTTGTATATGATACGTGGATTTGCCCTTGCTGCGGTAAGCATTATGAGGTTGATTGCGACAGATATGATTATTGCCCGAATTGTGGACAGAAAATTAGATTGGAGGAATGAACGATGAGACTGATTGATGCAAACAATTTGCAGTTCAATGGACGGAATTATAACAAAAGTCAGATGAAAGCAATTCTTGATTTTATTGATGCCCAGCCGACTGTATACGACCCGGACAAGGTTGTGGAGCAGTTAGAAGACTATGGAAACGAAGAAACATACTATTATAAAAACACGCCATATGAAAAATGCATAGAAGAGTGCATAGGCAAAGCACCATGCATGATTGTATTTTGCAGTTTCCAACAGATACCGACCATGTTAAAAGCTGCAGAAAAACACGGATTTGGAAACAGCATACATATTACATTCTGTAAGAACTATTCCGCACAAGTACTTAAAGCAAACATGAGAGTGGTGGGAGCTACGGAACATGCGCTTATCCTGTACCGGGACAAACTACCAAAGTTCAATAATGACGGGAAAATGATATTTGACTGGATGCCTTGGGAGAAAGATACTGATGGAAAATATCCGAAAATTCACCCAACACAAAAGCCAGTATGCCTGTTGAAAAAACTGATTAAGATTTTTACAGATGAAGGGGATGTGGTAATTGACCCGTGTTGTGGCAGCGGAAGTACACTTCGAGCGGCAATGGAACTTGGTAGACCGAGTTATGGCTTTGAAATTGACCGGAATTTCTACGAGAGGGCAAGGAATGAAATGTTGTCAGAGAATTACGGCGAGGTTTCCATGCGTGCCGAGGACAGCGTAACAGGGCAAAGGAATATCTTTGATATGTTGGAGGGGCGGGAATGAGAACAGTATTGAAATATCCGGGAAGTAAGTGGAACATTGCTCCCCAACTAGTAGAACTGATACCGGAACACCACAGTTATGTAGAACCATTCTTCGGAAGCGGAGCTGTGTTATTTAATAAGCCGGCATCTGATATCGAAACTATTAATGACTTAGACAGTGATGTTGTAAATCTCTTTCGGTGCATTCAGAAAGATGCAGAAAGGTTGGCTAGAATGGTAATGACTACACCATTCAGCCGTGAAGAATATGATAGTCAGTTTGAAATACCAAATGGAGCAGTGTGTACAGATGCATATGAACGTGCAGCAGGATTCCTTATCTGTTGCTGGCAGGGGCATGGATTTCGGACAAATGGATATAAAGTTGGCTGGAAGAATGATGTTGTAGGCAGAGAACGGGCGTATGCTCTATGGAACTGGTACCGCCTGCCGGAATGGATTATTGATATAGCGGAACGCTTGCGCATGGTACAGATCGAGAACCGTCCGGCGTTGGAAGTAATCGAGAGATTTAATTACAGCAATGTTTTTATGTACATTGATCCGCCGTATGTTTTGGGTACCAGGACGGGAAAACAGTACAAGCATGAGATGACGGATGCGGATCACGAAGAATTGTTGAAGCTGTTGCTGCAGAGTAAGGCAAAGATAATGCTATCTGGTTATGAATCGGATATGTATAACGATTACCTGATCGGATGGGAGAAAAAACAGTTTTTAAGTTGCGCAGGACATGGAAAGCTACGTACTGAAACAGTGTGGATGAATTATGAATCTAACCAGCAAATCAAGCTTAATTTCCCGGAGGTGATGTCATGATTTACGGAGAACTGATCGTTGACAACTTTGCCGGCGGCGGGGGCGCATCCACTGGAATAGAAATGGCAACCGGATACAGTGTGGATATTGCCATTAACCATGATCCGGAAGCTATCCGGATGCACAAGGCTAATCATCCAAACACAAAGCATTACTGTGAGGATGTGTGGCAGGTAGATCCGGTGGAAGCCTGCAATGGTCATCCGGTAGGTCTTGCCTGGTTCTCACCGGACTGCAAACACTTTTCTAAAGCCAAGGGCGGAAAACCCAAAGACAAATTTATCCGCGGTCTTGCGTGGGTAGCCTGCAGGTGGGCGGGACTGGTACGACCAAGGGTGATCATGTTGGAAAACGTGGAAGAGTTTAAGACCTGGGGACCACTAAACAGACGGCATCATCCGATTAAGGCAAAACAGGGTAAAACATTTGAAAAATTTGTGCAGCAGCTTACAGATTTGGGTTATGAAGTGCAGTTTAAGGAATTGGTTGCAGCCGATTACGGTGCGCCCACCATGCGAAAGAGATTTTTTATGATTGCGCGGTGTGACGGCAAGTCGATCATCTGGCCGGAGCCAACACATGGACCAGCTGACAGTGAGGCTGTTAAGGCTGGTCTCTTAAAACCGTATGTGGGTGCATACACGCAGTTGGATTTCTCGTTGCCATGCCCCAGCATCTTTGATACATCAGAAGAAATCAAGGAGAAATACGGGATCAGGGCGGTACGACCACTGGCTCCTAAGACAATGGAGAGGATCGCAAGAGGGTTAAAAAAGTTCGTGCTTGAAAATCCGGAGCCGTTTATTATCCAGTGCAATCACGGTGGCGAGCGTAGACCGAATGATATCCGGGAGCCGATGCCTACAATCACTGGAAAGCACGGATATGGGATTGTAGAGCCTTACATGGTGCAGATTGGGCAGACTGGATTTACTGCAGACAGGAGCAAGGATATACGTGAACCACTTACAACCATAGTGAGCAAGAATGAGCATTGCCTGATTGAACCAACGCTTGCACCGTATATGGGAACAAATACAACGAATCCTCCCGGTGGGAATTGCAAAGATCCGATACATACGATCACTACAGGTAATCAACAATGTCTTATCAGCCCCACGCTGATCCAGTACCATTCAGAGACGGCGCAGAGGGAAGTTCGGGGACAAAGCATTAAAGATCCGATCATGACTGTAGATGGCTCAAACCGGTACGGACTGATTACATCGTTTCTGAGTAAGTTTTACAAAACTGGTATAGGGCAAGACATGCGGGAGCCACTGGGAACGGTAACAGCAAATGCAGGAGGCGGTCACTTCGGGGAGGTAAGGGCATTTCTGATTAAATATTACGGGCAAGGTACTGGGCAGGATATCAAGGAACCGCTGGACACGGTTACAGCGCAGGATCGCTTCGGGCTGGTGACCATCAACGGTACAGATTATCAGATCGTAGACATAGGACTGCGAATGTTGGAACCCAGGGAACTGTACGGATGCCAGGGCTTCCCTGATGATTACATAATCGATCATGATTACACCGGAAAGACCTACCCGCGCAGCGAACAGGTACGCCGATGTGGCAATGCGGTATGTCCACCGATTCCAGCGGCACTGGTTAGAGCAAATCTGCCGGAGTTATGTGTGGCAGAGCGTACACCGAACATGCAGATCAAGACAGAGCAGACCGGGCAACTTCGGTTTGCGTAGGAGGATATATGGGAAAGAGACATTTAACACCGGCAGAGATCAAAGAGCAGTGCAAGCGGATCGCGCGGGAAAGCCGTATGGCTGACCGGACACCCTGGACCGCTATGGGAATCATCTGCAGCTATGTGATCATGCGCCGGGAGGGATTCAAGGGACAGCGGATCTCCCGGCTGGCGAATAAAGTAAATGAGATGGAAGCTGACTGGTCCGCGGGCAAGGTTGATCTGAAAGAGATTAGCCAGCGCCTGATGGATAAGGCTGGATGGTCCATTGAGTATAAAGCTTACACCGAGGATGACATCACCGCCCGGAAGGGGTCCTATCAGTACTGGCTTGATCAGAAGCAGATTGCACCGCAGAATACCATCAATGAGCAGGCTACAAGGTATATGCTGTTTTTCTTCACGGCGCTGATGGACGAATATGGATTCGGCAAAGACCGGCTGACCAGGGTCGAAGAATACATGAATGAGCTGTTGCTGTCATACCAGCAGGACAAGACTACTGTCCGAGAATGGTCCCATGCGTTACTCACGGAAGCAGGAGTAATTATGGAGCCTCCGGTGGATCCGCTGACACAGACGGCAGGCAGCATAATGACCGGCTGATTTGAAATCCTTGGAAGAAAGTAAAATCAGCAATTAAAAAGTGAAATTGATATTTGAGTTGTTGCTTGGAAGCTCAAAATCGAACTGGTAAATTTTCTTTACCAGTTGGGAAAATTGAACTACCGAGGAAAATTCGGTAGTTCGGCAAGTTAAAAGGTGGTGAAAATTATGGCTATAAATGCAAAATGTAATGACTGTGAGGAACCTACAAAATATGTGATTGGCTTTTTCGATGGCAAGAATGGAATCCACGGTTGCCTTTATGATTGCCACAACGAGGAATGCCAAATAAAGCAAATAATGGAAGTGTCTGCATCGAAAGACATTCAGGAAAGAGCGAAAATACAACTTGCTAACGGTGACAAGGATATGTACGCAGGCTATATTGCAGCACTCAGAAGAGATGCGAAAGTGTCCATGTTTAAGATGGCACAGATTGCCGGATGCTCTTCTGCGGAATACAGTGCGTACGAGCACGAGCGGAAAGAATTCGATCCGAAAGTGTATCAAAGATGCAAAGAGTACCTGAATAAGGTAAGAAATTAAGTATGTAACTTAGGATTTAGTGGAGGTAGAACATGAGTGATGAAGAATTTGAAAAATTAGAAGAAAGTGCAAATATTTTGGAACAGAACGCAAGCCTTAAATGCAATTCTGATGTCCAGAAAGCACAGAACTTTTACAATGGCTATCAGCAAGGGTTAAGAGATTTATTGATATGTGTAAGTCAGACAGATTAGTATTTTCGGAGGGTTATTATGGATGATGAGATTATATCTTTCAATTTGGCAAAAATCGAGCGAGGAAGAGAAAAGCTTTGCAAATGCAATCCACCTCATTACGAGGTCGATACGGTAAACAGGATTGTAAGCTGCCAAGATTGCGGTGCTACAGTAGACGCTTTTGATGCTCTGCTTACGCTGGCGAGGCGGTATGAGCTACTGGAGGATGCACAGCGGAAAATGCTATCTAAAGCTAAGCTATACGGAGAAATGGCAGACGCAGAATTCAATCGAATGCGGAGAAATAAAACATTCCGGGAAATGGACGAAAACTACAAAAAAGGTTTATATCCTATATGTCCTAAATGTGCTGAAGTGATTGACCCGGTAGATATCCGGCACTGGACAGCACATTTGGAGTGAAAGAGGAACAAAATGTCACAACTTATAACATATCAGTCCGGTGGATTTACGAATTACGGAATCAGCTATCGGAAATATAGCCAGGAAGAATTGGAGGAAAGAACTATGGAGAATCCTGTAGGTGCATATGCACTTTATATGTTTTTGAAAGGTTTAATAGAAGATGGGGAATTAAAAGAAAGCAACGACAATTCGGAGATATACTTTGTAGACGAAGACGGAGTTGCACATGAGATAACCGATTATTCTTTTGACGATAAGCAGGACTTAATGCTTTGGTAAACTGAAAGTTAGTGAAGGAGTGATAGGAAAAGCGTAATAAGTATTATACACATTTTTATAAACAGCGGCAGAAGGACTGCAATCAATCACATAATAATAGCGGTACAACCACCGACCAAAGTAGACTGTACCGCTCAACTGCTTAAGATCATCATATCACACGGATGTTTCTTAGGCAACGAGAAAATGAGGTGCGCATATGACTAAAAATGATTTAATCAACGACGTAGCTTATGAATTACGTGACAGCATGACCAGGGAACAGATCGACCGGATGAAGATTACGCTTTATGTAAAATTGCAGGACTTTGAGCTGGCAGAGATCAAACAGCTGCCTATGACTATGGAGCATGACAATGAGTGGTTAATGCAAAGGTATTGTGTAGACGGCGTGGCAGCAGGACTACATGCTGGCACAATACGGAGCTATATTGGAATCATAAAGAAATTCTTTGGCTTTGTGAATAAAAATTATAAATATGTGACAGCGCAGGATATCACTGATTACCTTGCAGTCAGGAGCTACCGGGACCATATCAGCCAAAATTATAAGTCCACCATATACCGGTATCTCTGCACGTTCTTCGGCTGGGCATTCCGCAAACAGCACATTGTCAACAATATAGTTGATGGAGTAGATAAGGTTAAACAGATAAAGAAAAAGAAGGTACGACTGACAGATGAGGAAGTTGAAACTATTCGTTACGCACTGCAGACACCCAAGGAAAAGGCTTTGTTTGAATTGATGATCTGCACCGGCATGCGTGTAGGCGAAATCTCTTACCTCAATGTGTCAGATATTGATCTGACAAATAAGCAGGTATCAATCTATGCAGAAAAAACGGATACCTACCGCACCGGAATGCTTACGCCGGTAGCTGTGATGGCGCTTAGAAATTATATCGGGGACAGGCCTGGGACAGATCCGCTGTTTTTGGCAGATCGGGCACCGCATAACAGAATGAAAGAGTATGGCATCGAAAAGCTGGCCAAGGAGATGGCAGTCAGGGGAGGAGTAACCAGGATAACAGCAACCGTGCATGTGTACCGCAAGACATTTGCATCCGTCCTTTATCGTAAAACAGGGGATGTATTGCTGGTAAGTAAATTACTGGGACATGCAAAGCCGGACATGACAGTCCAGTATTACCTGATAGATGACATCGAAGAGATGCAGCACAAATACAATAGAGTAGCATAGGAGAATTGATGGAACCTAAAAAAGAGATCTACAATGATGCATGGTTTTTATATAAAAAATATTTGAATGGTGACGGATCGGATGAATACTGGGAATGCCTTAACAACGATGCAAACCGCATCATAGAAAAGCATAATAAAGATCCGTTTGCCCGCAGCCTTGTAATGGCTGTAATAGATGAGATTGAGAGGAGCAGAAAACAATAATGGACATCAAACAAAAAAGAGCATATTTGAAAAGTTATCAGAATATCCAAAACCGCATAGTTGGTCTGACCCATGAGTTGGAGAAATGGAAGACTCTGGGGGAAAAGGTGAATAATGCAATGGGAACCGGCGGAGGATCCGGAAAGCCATCAAATAGCAAGGTGGAAAAATCTGCAGTAAATACCACGGATATTTTGAAAAAGATTCAGGTGGAGATAAATACGGCGGAAGATCAACGGCAGACGGTGCTTGATGCTATCAGCAAGGGTAAAAAACTGCGGCAACGTGAGATCCTGCGGATGCACTTTGTAAATGGTATGAGTGTTGCCAAAATAGCGCGAAGATTGGGGAAAGAAGAAAAGACGGTCAGCAATGCCATTACAAATGCTCTCCGGGATCTGGACATATAGCAAAAAGGCAGCCTGTAAAGACTGCCTAGTGTTCCCATTTGGGTATTTCTATGTTCATTTCTGCAATGATTCCGGGGTGGCTTTTTATGTATTCCTTATAGTCTGATATGGCTTTGTGCCGTTTCTGCCCGGTGTATTTGGTCGAGGACGTTTGCACCTCTGAACCATCCAACATATTACGGGAGTAGGTAACCAGGAAATAATATACCTTGTTCTCATAATATCGCCGTTCACGCTTTAGCCTGACGACTGGTTGGGTGGGAGCGGTTGCAAGGTAGTTGTAACGCTCTGCAAGGGCGATCCTGTACGCTTTCAGTTGCTCTATTTTGCGTTCAAATTCCTTTATTGCATCAACTGCCTTGTTGTCATAATAAAGCACCTTGTCAAGCTCATTAAGGGCATCCGGATGGATCATATAGATTGACATTCGCACATCACTTTCGGTTGAGGGATTGCCGTATTTCATAAACAGATCCTGGAGATCCTTTTCCTGCGTGGGGGTCATTGTTTTTCTCACTTTCTGCCTGGAATTCGCCCGGCTCGGTATAATCAATAATTTAAGCTGTCATAATATCCAGTAGCGGCAAGAGAATCATGTATTTCATTGCAGGCAGATCTGAAGTTGAAACAATCTTTTTTTCCGTGCTTATTGCAATTTCTTTCATCTGCCTGTGACAATGCGATAGCTAAATCATTTAAAACGTTCTTGCTTGCTGTTATTGTTCCGATACTTGTTTTTACTGTCATACATTACACCTTTCTGCCGGTTTAATGGGTCGCCGGCTCCCAGTAGAATGTTATTGTGCAATGGGTAGAATGTAATCAGGCTCAGAGAGAAAACCGCCTGCGTTCAAGATGCTTTGCAAGGCTTTCTTTCCGCCTGCCGGGGAATAAGGAGTTTTGCCATCCAAGGAAATAAATCCTTTTCCATCCTCATAGAGTGCGAATCCGGTAGTTGAATAGATACCGATTTCGTCTCTGAATTTGTAATTTCTAAGATTTTTAATAATCATCAAGTTGATTACCTCACTTTCTTTTTGTGGGTGGGGCGGTGGTGTTCCGCCCCTTATGTATTTATGCTGTGATCTGCTCCGGTTCAGATGTCCGGGTTGCGTATCTCTCGGATCCGTACATGCTGCGGATGTCCTGCATTGACTTTGATTTCTTGCTGTGCTTGTGATATTCGCCCTCGTGATAATACCAGGCCTGCTTGTTAGAGGAGTACTTAAAGCCGAGGCTCTTAAGTGTATCCTTATGCTCTTTGGTGTTGCCAGTGATCCACAACCAGGATCCGCAAAGCTCAATCATAAGTCCGGAGAGGTGAAGCAGCTGGTTAATCAGGTCGGCGTATTCGGTGGCGGTCTGCTGAGATTCTTTCTCGTAGGTTTCGCCGTTTGCGTTCTGGTGGATGTTCTTCAGTCGGTTATATGCATCCTCGTACTGTCTGGACATCTCCTGGAACTCTGCGGTTGTATCTCTTCCGGGGTTGCAGTCCGGATGAAGGTCTCTTGCGTATTTCTTATAAAGCTGTTTTACATCTTCACAGGTTTTGCAATTTTCAAAATATCTCATGGTTTTGTACCTCCGTTTATAATGTGGAGCAGGTCTTTATAAGATCCTGCTCTGTTAAGTTATCAGCTACGATGTTACCGTTTCTGTCGTACAGCTCGTATGTATCGGGTAAGGTTCCGAAGAATCCGTTGAACTGGTTGCATACCATATATCCTTTTGCTTCTAAAGCTTTGATGATTTCGTTCATGTTGTGTACCTCGCTTTCATGTGCTCCGCTTCGGTGCGGTTCGTTTGTTGTTGAGCTAATCATAATACCAACGTACGTATGCAGTCAAGTGGTAAAATGCTACAAACGTACGATTGCAAAATTGTGCAGGTTGTACAATGGTACGTTGGTAGCAGCCGTGCTATAATCTAATAAAAGGAGGATAATCACATGGCAAAGACACCAGATAGCAAAATACAATGCAATATGAGATATGCAAAAAATAATCTTAAGCGGATCCCGTTAGATGTAAAAAAAGACTATTACACAGATGTGATAGAGAAAGAAGCGTACAAGAGGAATCTATCTGTTAGAGCTTTTATCCTGGAAGCTATACAAGAGAAGATAGAAAGAGAAAAGAATTTATAAAAAATACCCAAAAGTGTGACAAATGTCACAAAAACGGGGTTGAATCGGGAAAACAACCTGTTGTATAGTATATAATATAAATACGTGTCAATAAGCCGATATCAGTAAATTACTGGTACCGGCTTTTATATTGCTATAATACCAGGAAGGAGGTAAATATCAATGGGTAGACCTAGAAAAATTAGCAGTCCTGAACAAATGGAGCAGTTATGGGAAGAGTATAAATCTTACTGTGACAATGTAGAGGTTAACCAAACATCATTCTCCGGTAAAGAGAGTAAGTTCGTCACAGGAAAAGTTAAAAAGTCTATCACTTACACCTTAGAAGGCTTTTGTGTATATATTGGCATGGCAAGATGTAGATTCTATGATACTTATGACAGTGATGAGAATTATAGAGACATAGTAACGCGCATACGCGAAGAATCCGAGAATGATGTAAGACGTAAGTTTGAAACCGGCTGTATACCCTCTCAGTTATCCGGGTTATGGATGTCCAGGTATGACGGTTATAACCCTAAGCAGCAGATAGATGTTAATGCTACAATCTCCGAAGGGGATAAAAAGCTACTGGATCAGGTATCTAAGAGACTTGGAGAGAGCAAGTAAATTGTACCGGATCATAACACAATTAGCTGGTAAATGAGCATAAAAGAGGATTCCGAAATTGTGTATAAATGGCAACAATTCAAGAATCCCGTATTTATGCGGTTTATCAGCTTTTTGGTATTGTTCAACTATGCGCAAAATTAATCATTCACGCATAGTTGCTGGTAATTGTCTTATTGTTCCAGTAAATAGCAACAATAGCAGATGCAGCTGTTACCGGATCCGGATCGTCTGGACTGTTCTGTGTATGGTCCTGCTGATCTATATTTTTCCTTCTGCCAGGGATCAGCCCTTCGGGCTGCCACCGTACAACCTGGGGCAGATAGGTCCCCCGGTACCCCGCGATACCCGGGCCCTGTGATCTAGGTACCATATGTTCATCAGAAAATTATATTATATTTTGAGATTGGAGGAAACACCTATGAAAAAATTATTTATTTCACAGCCTATGAGGGGAAAGACCGACGAAGAGATTCTTGCAGTTCGTAAGAAGGCTATCGAATCTGCTGAGAAAAAGATTGGTGAGAAAGTAGATGTCATTGATTCTTTCTTCCAGAAGGCTCCGGTAGATGCAAAGCCGTTGTGGTTCCTTGGAAAATCATTGGAACTTCTTTCCACCGCTGATATCGCATACTTTGCGAAAGGCTGGGAGGATGCTCGCGGATGCAGAATTGAGAATACCTGTGCTGTCGAATATGGCATTGATGTTATCGAGGACTATACAGAGTAAAGATGACTTTACAGGAAATACGACAAAATCAAATTGAATATTGCAGAGAGCATATCGAGTATTTCATCGACACATATGGTCATATCGAGGATAAAGATGCCGAGGAGATCATACAGCCGTTTCGTATGTGGGATGCACAGAGAGAGGCATTAAGGAGCATTGCGACACATAAGCTGAATGTTATCCTAAAAGCACGACAGCTGGGTTTCTCATGGCTTGTACTGCATTACGCGGCACATCTGCTTGTTACGATGGAAGGTCGTACATGTATCGCACTGTCTCAGAAAGAGGATGATGCGAAGGAGCTTGTGCGAAGATTCGGCGTTATTTTGAAGAATATGCCGGAACTCATTGCAGAGGATAGTGATAAGCCGATCGGATGGACCGGTGCTACATATACACAGACTGCATTAAGAATTGAGATCACTTTTCCAAGTGGTCTCGTTTCAGTTTTTAACGGAATGCCGAGTGCGCCTGGTGCGGGTCGTTCATTTACCGCCAACCTTATCATTTTGGATGAATGGGCGTTCCAGCAATATGCAGAGCAGATATGGACCGCTGGATATCCTACCATTAACCGCCCTACTGGTGGACAGGTTATCGGATTATCTACCATTGACAGAGGATCCTTTTTCGAGGAAGTATTTACGAATCCGGATAATGGGTTCAATAAGATATTCATTCCGTGGTACGCAGATCCCCGCCGTGATGACAACTGGTATTCAGAAACCAAAAAGGCAATGGGTGAGCTTATGACACAGGAGTATCCTGCTACTGTTGAGGAAGCACTTACTGTTCCTGGTGGATCATACTTTCCCGAGGTGAATGAGCGTAATACTGTTTCCTATGAGGAACTGAAAGGGAATACCTTGAAGTATGTTGCTATTGACTATGGCCTTGATATGTTTGCTGCACATTGGGTGAGAGTTGATTCTTTCGGAAATGCACAGGTGTATCGGGAATATGATAAATCCGGTCTGACTATTTCAGAAGCTGCAGGAACTCTTCTCAGTATGTGTGAGGAAGAGACCATAGAAGCATTCCTGGCACCGCCGGATTTGTGGAATCGATCACAGGAGACTGGTAAGAGCCGTGCACAGATCTGGTCTGAATGTGGTGTTGACCTCACCAAAACATCGAATGACTTTGCTGCCGGATGCTCCGGTATGAAAGAGTGGTTGAAACCGCAGGGAGAGGATAAGAAGTCGAAACTTACTATCCTTGATGGATGTGCACCGAATCTGTACCGGTGCTTAAAAAAGATACAGAAGGACAAAAAAAGACCGAATGTGTATGCCAAAGATCCGCATGACTTGACCCATGATCCTGATAGTCTGCGGTATTTTTGTGTCTGGTGGACAATCCCGGCGGACAGTCCGGAGGAAATCGACCGTAGGCGTAATAACTGGCGGCCTGATCTGTTGGAGGACTATGAGAATGCAGACGAGGAGATCAGGGCAATGATGGTTAAAAAGTATGGAGAGCCATATTATGAGGATGTTTAGGAAGATGAAAAACATGATTATGAATCCGAAACAGGCAAAAAAACTGAGTGAGTGGAAGAAAAAGTACACCGAAGCAAAGGATAAATACAGTGATGAACTGAATAATATCCGTGAATATCAGGCATTGTACGACGGTGACAGAAGAGTAAACGTAAATCCGAACAAGGGTAACGGAAAATCAAGTAAGCAGTCAATCAATGTACGTAATATTGTTTATGAATTGATTGAAACACAAGTTGATTCTTCAATTCCCATGCCGAAAGTCACTCCTATCCATGAAGAAGATGAAGAACTTGCCAAGATTATTGAGCTTGCTCTTCAGAATGAAATTCAGCTGATGAATTTTAGCCTCATGAACGATGAGGAAGAGCGTACCGTCCCCATACAGGGCGGTGATTTCATGCACGTTGAATGGGACAACACCAAAGGCTTTCATTGCACTGTCGGCGGTGTGAGCGTGTCAGAACGGCATCCAAGAAACGTGATCCCTCAGCCTGGAATAACAAGCATTGAGGAGATGGATTACATCTTTGTTCTGGTACCGCAGACAAAGGAATTTGTAAAGAAAAAATATAATGTGGATGTTTCCGCGGCATCTGATACAGAAATCGATCTGAAGCAGGACACGAAGCGTGATGATAACAGTGATATCGTTACTGTCATTAAATGCTACTACCGTAATAAAAACGGATGTATCGGACTGTTTACGTGGTGTGAAGAGTATGTCTTGGAGGACTACGAGGATTATCAGGCAAGACGATTGGAGAGATGCACCAAATGCGGCAGGGTAAAGACCGGTGACGTATGCGAATGTGGATCCAAGAGTTTTGAGGAACGAACGGAAGAGTACGAGGAACTGTTAGAAGACATTACCACGAAGAATGGCACATTCATTCCCGCAATATCAGGATATGAGGATGTGGACATGCTGGATGAAGATGGAAATCCGGTATATGACGATTTCGGACAGCTGATGCAGGAGAGAAGGGAAGTCAGAACCAAGATTCCGTATTATAAGCCGGATCAGATCCCTATTGTGCTCAGGAAAAATGTTTCCCGCGCAGGAAAGCTTCTCGGATTTTCGGATGCGGCAGTTATCTCTGATCAACAGGATGCTATAAAAAAATTGGGATCAAAATTGCAGGAAAAAATCCTTAAAGGTGGTTCTATTGTAATTCTTCCCAAGAACTCCAAAATTCAGACTACTGATGAGGAACTTAAGGTTGTACGCGTGAACAATGCGCAGGAAGCATCCCTTATCAGTGTGAAGAATATGCAGGCAGATATTTCCCTTGACAGAATCATGATCGCAGAAAATTATGACTGGGCCAAGTCCACGCTGGGAATCACGGATTCTTATCAGGGCAAATATGATGCTTCTGCTGATAGTGGTACTGCAAAGCAATATGCAATCAATCAGGCCGCCGGCAGACTGGAATCTAAGCGTGTTATGAAGAAAACAGCGTACGCCAAAGTATATGAGCTCATGTTCAAGCACATGCTTGCTTATGCGGATCAGCCGATTCCACTGAATAAGAAAAACAGTGATGGGACATATTCTTATGCTCATTTCAACCGGTACGATTTTTTAAAGCAGGATGCTGCCGGCGAATACTACTGGGATGATGAATTTATCATTACCACAGATCCTACTTCAACGATCATGATGAATCGTGAAGCAATGTGGCAGCAGATTGACATGAAATTGCAATCCGGAGCGTTTGGTCCCCTGGGAGAGAATAAAACTCTTCTGGCATATTGGACGTTCATGGCAGAGAATGATTATCCGAATGCGTCCAAAATGAAAGAGATCATGGCACAGCGTGTACAGGAAGAAAATGCACAGATGGAAACACAGAATGCAGCGTTAAGTGAACAGTCAGGAGGTGCTGGAAATGCAATGCCCATTATGTAAGATAGAAGCGGCAATATCCGCTTCAAAATATGTGGTATCAACCGATATTCCGCCGAAGCTCTTTATTGAGCATGAGATGAAGTGTCGCAATCCGCAATGCAGTAATTACAATAAAATATTTGCAACCGTTAGGAATGAACTACCGGTATCCAAGGATTCTAAGGAAACTTAGGGTCCTTTTTTGATACAAAAATTTCGCATGTGAAAAGCGCAAAAATCACGGGAGGTAATCATGGATGAAATTTTAGAAGGCGCAAACGTACAGGAGCTCGCCGACCCTGTTGTAACTGATAACCAGGTTGAGGAACCTGTTGTACCTGATGGAGATGCCGGAACTGCAGAACCGGAAACTACAGATCAGGTGCAGTCAGATGAAATCAACTCACAATTTGCTGCTGCCAGAAGAAAGGCAGAGGAAGCCTACAACCGTAAGATGTCCGGAATCAACAGTGAAGTAAAACGTTTATTCGGAAGCGTTGTGAACCCTGTTACCGGGAAAAACATCGAGACGATGGAAGACTACCTTCAGGCATGCGAGCACCAGCAGCGAGAGACTCTGAATCAGCAGCTCACAGAAAAAGGTATTGATCCTAATCTGATTGAGCAGATGGTCAACAATTCTCCTGCAATCAGACAGGCGCAGCAGATTCTCGAGAACAATCAGAGAGCAGAAGTGCAGAAACAGCTTGATGAAGACATTAAGGCGGTAACTGCTATGGCTCCTGAGATTAAGTCTCTGGAAGACTTGGAAAAGCATGCATCCTACGCTTCCGTACTGGAGTATGTGAACAAAGGATTGAGACTGCCGGATGCTTTTAAACTGGCAAATTTTGACAGTATTTCTACTCGGCAGACAGCAGCTGCAAAGCAAGCAGCAATTAACCAGGCAAGGTCTAAAGGCCATCTAGAAACAACCACAAGTGTTTCTGATAGTTCCAACCTCGCTGATATTCCGGAAAATGAAATCTCAAAGTGGAGAGAGTATTTTCCCGGCTTAAGTGATGAAGAACTTAAGAAAAAATACAACCAAACTTTATAAGGAGGAAACAAAAATGTTTAGTTTTGTAAAAAGTGCAACAAATCCTAATTTCCCTATCATTAAACAGCTCCCGACTACTGCATCCACTACCTACAAGATCGGCGATGCACTGGTGCTGACTGATGGTGGATTGACACAGGCAACCGGAACCACCAAGCCTCAGTTTATTTGTGCTGAGAATTACGGAGCCCCCGCAAGCGGAATGAAAGATATTTCCGTTTATGAGATCGTAGACGGTCAGGAGTGGGAGACCACCTGTGCCGCAGATGCTTCTGCTGTTAAGGCAGGCTCTAAAGTAACTATTCACACTGATGCTGCGCAGGTAACAGCAACTACCACCAATGGCGTATTCATGCTGCTTTCTGCAGGCGGTGCCGCTGGCGAAAAGGTAGTAGGAAAATTCTAAGGAGGATAAAAAATATGGCAATTGTATTTAGCAAAAATAGCGGACTTAATGATGATCTGTGGAAGGTAGAAGCACAGGTGTTACAGGCTGTCATGAACGACACCGATACAGAAAAGAATGATTACGATAAATTCGTAACCGACGTTTATAACGAGAAGACATCCAAGAAGTATGCTGAAAAGCTGGGGTCTGTAACTTCCCTCGGAAACTTCGACATCGTTGATGAGGGTGACAAGGCTCCTATGGATGATATTCAGGCTGGCCAGTCCAAGCTGATCGTACATAGCACTTTCTCCAAGTCCTTCGCATGCACCAGAGAAATGAAGGATGATGGAGACGTGGATGTAATGAAGACAATGGCAGCAAACATGGTACGCTCCTATAAGCGTACTCGTGCACAGTTTGCATCCGATGCATTAACTACGGAAGCTGCTACTTTTTCTTTCAGCAGAAAGAAAATTGATAAGACTACCGGTGACGGAAAGGCATTGTTTGCAACTGATCATGCGGGTGTTAAGGCTGGTGTGGCTGCGCAGAGTAACGTATTTACCAATGCATTCGGTACTGATACTACAATGCTGAACAGGTTGGCAAATATCGGTAGAAACTTCCGTAATCAAAGCGGTAATATCCAGGGTTATACCTTCGATACCATCATCATTCCTTCCAACGTTCCTGCACTGGAAGATCTGATCAAGCGTATTATCCGTTCTGAACTGATTGTTGGTTCTTCCAACAATGACGTCAACACCCAGAAGGGATTATGGAAGCTGGTAGTAGATCCCATGTGGCAGGTAACTTCCGGTGCTCCTTATATTCTGATGTCTTCTCAGGCAAATAAGGAACTCAGAGGCTCTATGTTCTATGATCGTGTTCCTCTTGATATTGCAAATCAGGTGGACATCCATACCCGTAACCTTGAATGGAACGGCTATGGTCGTATGGCTGCCGGGTTCAATGACTGGAGACACGTTATTATGGGCGGTGCATCCGCAGGAACCACACTGAGCGCAACCTAAAGGAGGTAGAACATGGTAAAGCCTAATTTTACAATAGGCACCGTGTTTGAGGATGGCGGTCTGTACTATGAGGTGCAGGCCGTACTTCCTTCCGGTGACTATATTTCAAAGAGAGTTGATAAGGTTCCGGAACCTGAAAAAGAGATTACCGTTCCTATTCCGGAACCTGAACAAGAGATCCCTATTCCTATTCCGGAGAAAACAGAAGACAAGCCTGTGAAGAAAGCAGAAGATAATCCTGTGAAGAGAACAAGAACAACCACACGTACAAGAAATACCGGAGGTAGAAAGAAACAATGAGTATGACCTGGAAAGATGTCAAATTAGCCACATTACAGAAAATGTTTGCTGCGGATGGTAGTACTATACCAACAGATGAATCCACAACGGATTACCTTGCCGGAATGCCGATGGTGGCTAATGAGGCACTGGAAAGGTTATCTACTGCCGGAAAATCTATTGTAAAGAGTGTTGTTATTGCACATAATCCTTTGAAAAATCTGATTTCTGACGAGACGGCAAGTAAGATTCATAACCTTGGCACATATGAATTTTCGGGGGAGGGAGCACATGCATATTTCTTTGAATTTACTGGGAAAGGAACTTTAATGGTAACGGTTGGAGGAACAGAATGTGATACCATCCAACTTGAAAGTAAGAACACATATACTGAATATAGAGGGCTTCTTGAGAATCCTTTGGATGAAGATGTGGCTCTTATTTTTATCAGCAAATATCCTAGCGCGGTAAAGAATGTTGCATTGTATTATGAGGAATTTGATAAAGAATCAGAAGTCCCTGAATACGCTGAGATGGTGAGATATAATCTCAAAGAGATATGTCCTGACTTCTATCAGCTCGGAGACAATCAGATTTATTACGAGGGAAGCTTAGGTTGCGGTTATATTCAGACCAGTAAGTATTACCGGGAGAGTGATAACATCCTTGTTCTTGGCAGGGATGATCCTGGGAGCTATACGGTATATTATCGTGCATATCCACCTATTATCACAGCAGAGACAGCAGATGATTATGTTCTCCCGGTAGATGATGAAGTAGTGGTACTTCTGCCTCTTTATATGGCCAGTCAGCTGTATAAGGATGATGATAACGGTATTGCTACAACATATCGTAATGAGTTTGAAGTAGCACTTGAGAGCCTTATTGACAGCAGTATGCAACAAGGCTATGAAGAATTTACAAGTGAAAGCGGGTGGATTTAATGGCTACAAAATTTTCCATTCCATCAAGCCCAAGCAGGAGTGTTCTTACGATCAGTACATTTTTAGGCGCGGATTTCACAAACAGCCCAGCGGCAGTGAGTGAGAATCAGAGTCCGAACTGTAAGAACATGATCCGGGATGTCCCCGGGAAAGTACGTAAATGCATGGGGTATAAAAAAATAGCGGAATATGATGATCAAATCAATGGGTATCATTATATCCGCGGCGAACAATATGGATTGGTCCATGCAGGAACGAAAATGTATTATAACGGCGTTGTAAAGTATTCTGATGCTAATAATGCGCGGAGTAAAAGCTGGCAATTTGACAACAAACTTTATATCGTTGATGGGAAAAAGCTTCTCGTATGGGATGGGGCGGAAGTAAAACCGGCATCGGAATATGCAAAGATACCTACAGTTACGATTGCTAAGGCACCTAATGGCGGAGGTACAAGCTATGAAGATTTAAACCTTATACAGCCTGGTTTTACAGAATTATTTGCAGGAACAGAAGGTGACACCGCGTATCATATGACTTTTGGTGGACTTGATGATACCACAGTGAAAGCCTATATTCTGGACAGCTCCGGCTCTTGGGCTGAGAAAACAGAAAATACGGATTTTACGGTAGACAGAGAAAACGGCATTATCAATTTTACGGCTGCGCCTGGCAAAAGTCCTGTAACCGGTGAAGACAATGTGAAGATAACAGCATACCGAACTGTAAGCGGATATGCTGACAGAATAAATAAGTGCTGCATAGGAACACAGTATGGACTGAAAGGGGCAATGGACAGACTGTTCTTAAGCGGAAATCCTGATTATATCAATCAGGACTGGTTCAGTGATCAAAATGATCCTACGTATTTTGCGGATACGTATTATAGCAGTCTTGGGACAAGTAAGTCTGCCATTATGGGATACAGCGTAATCAATAATTACCTGGCAACTCATAAGGATGAAATGGAGACGGATCAGTTCATTGTCCTGAGAGAAGGCGTACTGGCAGATAATAAGCCAGTATTCCGTTCGGTAAACACTCTACAAGGCGCAGGAGCCATTGCAAAGGATACATTTGCATATTTGTCCAGTGAACCTCTTTTTCTCACGAGATCAGGCGTATACGCTATTACAGCACAGGATATTACGGGAGAAAAATACGGTCAGAACAGAAGCTTTTATCTTAATGGGAAATTGCTGAAAGAATCTGATCTTGAAAAATCATTTGCGTTTGTCTACAAGGATATGTACTGGCTGTGTGTAAATGGGGTTTCCTACATTCTCGATGGACTGCAGCCTATGCAGACAGATAAGTCTATGCCTTATTCTACACGGCAATATGCAGGATTTTATAGAACAAACATTCCAGCAAATTGTATGTGGGAAAAAGACGGAAACTTATATTTTGGAACAACAGATGGAAGGGTATGCGAGTTTTATAGTGATTCCGATGCACTTATATCTTACAACGATGACGGGGAGAAGATAGAAGCAATCTGGGAAACACCGGATCTTGACGGAAAATTGTTTTATAAAAATAAGACATTCCGTTATTTGGCTGTGCGGTTGAAGTCTGCCGTTGCTACTACTTTGGAGATGTATGTGCAAAAAAGAGGATTGTGGTCGTTTATAAAAAAGGACAATTATACTGCAAGGTATTTATCTTTTGGCAGTGTCGTGTTTTCAAAATTCACTTTCAGTTCTGATCAGACACAAAAAATTATTCCAACAAAACTTCGTGTGAAGAAGGTAGACAAGGCAAGATTCAGATTCGTAAATTCTGAATTGAATGAACCTTTTGGCCTTTTTGATATTGCGTTGGAGTACGTGGAAAATGGTAATCATAAGTAGGAGGTAAGCTATGGCTTTTGAAAAAATCACGGATACATCTTTGGCAAATAAAGGAGTGACTGGGCTGCCGGATGTCCCCGGTCTTACGACTGCAGAAATGCAGGCAAAATTTGACGAGTTATCAATGGATGTCATTATACCTAAATTAAATGAGATCGTTGATGGACTTAACGGAGATGAGGTAGGATTATCTTCAAAAATCGAGAATCCTGAAACGAAAAAAAAAGATGTAATACAGAATGTTGTGAATGCAATTTATCAGATTGTAAAGGAGAACAGTGATAACACAGCTGAACTTTATGATTCCATAAATGCATTAGTCAGCATGTTTAACGGAATATCAGCCGTTGATAAAACTGTGACTGCAGACGACACTAAAATACCCACATCAGGAGCAATAGTCAATTATGTAACAGCATTAGGCGCAGGTGACATGCAAAAGGCTATTTACGACAAAAATAATACAGGAATAGTGGATGATGCGGAAAAATTAGGTGGTGTCGCTCCAGAGGAATATCTTCAGAAAGCATCTTTACCAGACGCTACAGTTGCGTTTGAGGTGGCAGAAACAAGATCAAATATTTCCACTGGTGAAAAAGTTTCTACTGTATTTGGCAAAATCAAGAAGTTTTTTGCTGATCTCACTGCCCCGGCATTTGCACAGATGATTACCACAAAGGAGGATCTGCTGGCTACCAAGGTGACCGGATACGTGCCGGATGCCAAGGCGGTAGCTGATACATATACTGCGCTAACTAGGAATTTAAGTGTACGTTATAATACTGACACTGACACTGTACAGATCCTATATAATGGCACTTGGGTAGATTGGAAATCAGGAGAACAAACTGATATACCTCTCTTTATATCTGGTCAAGGTAGTGTAAATACGGATATAAGTGGCGGATTTACCAAAACGAGCGGTAATTATACTGGCAACGTAAATTTAAATGCCATAGTAATGTCTACTACAAATGCAACTAATACGAGTGGATCATATTCCGTAGTCATAGGATCCGGAAAACTCATAGACCACACCGTGTACAAAAAAGTCAAATTCCATGCAACTGTTAGCGGAAGTGGCAGTAATAACGCATATGCGAACTTAAATACCGCTAAAACAAATTACGGAGAAAGACTGGCACCTAAGGACGGTTATCATAGGATAGTAACTGGTGATAACGTACTGGATATATCCGATGCAGCAAGTAACGGATACCTTTGCTTTTTCCTCGGAGTAAATTCTGGCACCGTATCCGTAACTATAGACAGCATCGTTCTCTGCAAATGAGAATGTTTTTAATAGCACATTTATATGCAAAGTAAAATCCCGCTTACTGTACCATTCATAACGAGTGTAGCTTCAGACCATAACTTAAATGATACATTAACCGATCCATTGTTAAGATTCTTCCATATTTGCGCAGTGTGCGACTGAATATTTGTACCACTAGTAATTATAAATGCAAATGCATTCTTTCCTTCTGGGATCAAATCGGTGACTACAAGTACACCAGAGGATATCTTGCCGTTTGCTATTTCTATTTTTTCTATGCTCTGTACATTGCTTAAATTCCTATTTAGCACAGTAGATCAGAAGGCGGGCACGGCCTTAAACAGTGCCAGAAAGGAGTCCTGTTATGGGCTATATCAAATTTAAAAACAAAAAGACCGTTAAAAAGGTCATTGTATCAGAAGAGAGTCCTCATGTGATCCGGATCACCGGAGATAATCTCACAGTAAATACTGACGGCTTCCGACTCTACCTGGACGCAGACTGCAAATATCCGCTGGATAATGGCGAGTATGCGGCATATACCACGCTGTACCGCGAGGGTGACGGCTGGTACGAGTTGTCTGACGACGGCTCCGTCTATACTGAACCGGTTGCACCGGTGCAACCTGAACCGACCGAGGAGGAGCTTGCAGAGCTGGCCAGACAGCAGCAGATCAGTCAGCTAACTGCGCAGATCGATGGTCTTAAAGCACAGATTGCCGCTAGCGATTACAAGGTGATTAAGACCTATGAGTACACACTTCTCGGCGAGCATACAGAGTACGACATGGAGGCTGTCCATGCAGAGCGGCAAGCTCTCCGTGACCAAATCAACACGCTGGAGACACAACTGGCAGAATTGACTGCAGAGTAGGGGGCTGCCTATGAGAGTGAGAGATGGTCCCGACACAATTACAATTACATAGTAACTAAGAGCCAAGAGCCGATTGCTTCCCTACGGGAGGTGACCGGTTCTTATTTTAAGAAAGCGAGGTCTATATTATGGACAAAGTAAAAGCAACTGTGATTGCAGCATTATCTGTGTTAATGAGTTGGCTGGGGATCTTGGCAATCCCGGTATTACTGCTGGTGGGATGTAATATCATTGATTACATCACCGGACTGATGGCTGCCAAATTTAGGGAGGACGGAGGCATCAGCAGCTATAAGAGCATCCGCGGCATCTATAAAAAGATTGGCATGTGGATGTTGGTAATTGTCGGAGCATTTGCGGATGTGTTAATCCAGTACAGCGTGGAATGTGCCGGCATTGAAATTGCAGTGCCATTTGTAGTTGCAACGGTGGTAGCGGTATGGTTGGTGGTTAATGAGCTGATTAGCATTCTGGAAAACCTGAAGGATAGTGGGGTAAAGATCCCTCCGTTTTTAATGCCGCTTATGAAATATATCAATCGCAAAGTAGAAGATAAGGCAAAGTTGCCCGAGGAAACACAGGAGGTAACTGGAGAATGAAAACAGGAAATGGACTGGCAGAATATGCAAGAGTGCACCTTGGAACCCCGTATTTTTACGGGGCCAAGATCCATGAGGGGAATCTCAACGAAAAGAAAATGAGCACCATGCATGCTATGTATCCAAAGGTCGTGACTATCTCCTACATGGCAAAGGCACGGCGCAAGGGGCAGGTCGGCAAGGTCAATGTGGACTGCTCCGGTCTAATAGCCGGATACCGGCAGCTTAATATTGGATCAGCGCAACTGTATCAGACAGCTTACACCCGGATGCCCATTGCTAATATCAATGACTTTGCTCCGGGCGTTGTCCTCTGGAAATCCGGACACGTAGGTGTTTACATCGGCAAAGTCAATGGCGTGCCTATGTGCATCGAGGCTAAAGGGATCAATTATGGTACCGTAATGACCAAAGTGTCTGCCACTAAGTGGGTGTGCGGTCTGACATTTAAGGATTTGACATATTCGTACGACACTAGGGTTCCTGGCACTTGGAAGGGCACAAATCCTTACACAGAGCCTACCATGACGGTAACCAGTCTCGCACAAGCTCGTAAAATGGGCATTAAGACATACATTTCCCGCGGTGAAGGCGTTAAATGGATCCAGTGGGAGCTGATGGAAGCGGGTCTGTTAGCAGAGGAAGATATCGATGGCATCTGTGGTCCTATGACCGTAGCGGCTATCATTGCTTACCAGAAGTCTTGCAAGATTACTGCAGACGGACTGGCAGGAAAGACCACTCGGAAATACCTGGTAGCAGCATAAATATGATCACGGAGGTGTGCTTTTGCATACCTCCATTTGTTTTATGGAGGAACACAAATGGCAAAAGTAACAGTTGATACTATTCGTAATATTAAGGGAGCATCTCTTGAAAGAGCTCCGAAAAAACATACTTCTTCATCTTCTGTAACTCATGGTGGAGGTGGTGTGAGAAGAGATAATACGCTGGGAAGTAATACAAGCTCTTCTGGTAGCCCTTATCGTGGACCGTCAAATATTCCCCAAAATGGTGGAGGCACCATAAATAGTTCTACTGGTGGTAGTAGTGGATCTTCGAGCGGTTCGTCTGGAAGTTATTCATATTCCACTAGTGGGAATGCTGATGTTAATGGATTGTATCAGTCCATATATGGTCAACAGCTGTCACAGCAGCAGGCGGCACAACAGCAATTATCAGATCAGCTGAGAGCACAGCAGGAAGCCTATGAAGCAAGGCTGAGAGAACAACAGGAAGCACAGAGACAAGCTGCGCAGAATGCTTACAACAACAATATGTCAGCATTGGAATCTGCATATGCAAAACGATTATCAGGGCTTGACAGTAATTATGCGTCTACAAAAGATCAGTTAGCTTCATCTTATGGTAATTCCAGAACCAGTTTACAGCAGAACGAGGAGAATGCCCTGAGAGAAGCATATATCAATCGGATGATGAATGAGAAGAATTTGAGACAGCAATTGAATGCACAGGGACTTACTGGTGGTGCAAGTGAGAGTGCAATCGCATCCATGCTTAATAACTATGGCACATCCCGGAATAACATTCAGAATACTGCTGCTGATAATCTGAGAGAGTTGGAGCAGACATACAATAGCAATCTTGCAAGTGCACAGCAGAAATACAATGATGCTGTGAACTCTGCAAATGATTCTAACATGGCATATCGGATGCAGTTGGAGAATGACCTTGCAAATAATACAGTATCATCCTATCAGGATCTGTATAATGCTTTGGCCAACATGGACAGTACATATACGAATGCTATGAGTAATCTGATCAATAATCAGTCAAGTGCAAATGCTGATCTTCAGAACACGGCATTTAAGGCTATGCTTGAAAATGCAATGGCTCCGACCACATTATCGGTATCAGGATCCAGCAAGACAAGTGGTAGTAACACGTTGGTGAAGAGGGTAAAGAATATGCGCGACAATGGTTATGTTGCAGCGGATATTGCGTCTTCACTGGCGCAGGAGGGATATACAATTCCGCAGATTGAGCAGATGTTTGCAGAGGCAGGTATCGAATATTAGGAGAGTGAATCGGATATGGCAAGAGTAAATATTGACGATAAAAATAAGAAAAAATGGGATTCCAGACTGGTAGATGCTTATATGAAAAACCAGTCTAAGCAGAATAACAACAGAAGCACGGCACAGTCACGCTTGCCACAGAAACCTGATTATTCACTGGCATCGCAGGGGATCAAACAATCCTCTGCGATGTCTCGCTATGAATCTATCCCTAATTATAATATTGTAGAAAGAACATTCAGTCCGCGCAAGCAGTATGAGTATGAGGTAAAACAGTCGAGATTGCCGAAATATCAACAGGAGAAAAGCAATCAGATTGGAAGCACATTATCCCGCGCAGGAGTGACATCTGATGACTTGTCCACGTTATCTTCCGGCACAATGGGAAATTCTGTCTTTCAGGGATTGGATGTTCTTAATGGCTTAAAATCATGGAAACAGAAAAAGGAGATTGCACAGAAAGTTAAAGGTACCGGATTATCTATGTCGGATGTGTTGGACTATGCGCAGAGGCAGAACCGGGCAGAAGAGCAGGAACAGTCTGCTGATTTTGCCAATCAGCATAAAATCCTTGGGACTGCTGTCACGTTTCCGCTTAATGCTGCCGGTGGGATTTCAGGTGCTGTTGCAAATACTGCAGACTATCTAACTGGAAAACCTATTGATCCGAACAGCTATGCCAACAGTTATAGCAATATGTCGAATGCTATGAGAGGTGCGGTAAGTAATGATTTCGGTAAAGCAGGGCAGCTGTTATACAATGTCGGAACTTCCATCGGTGATAGTGCAACTGCTATGGCACTCGCAGGCGGTAATGCCGGTGTCGCTGGTGCATTGCAAGGTTTAAATTCCTACAATAACAGTATTATTGATACTGCAAACAGGGGATTGTCTCCGAATCAGATCATGGGTACCAGTGCGATTGCAGGACTGGCGGAGGGAGCCTTTGAAGCCCTACCTTTGCAGGCATTAAAGGGTATATTTACAGGCAATGTATCTAAAGAAGCAGGAAAAGGAATTATTAAATCTGTGCTAAGACAGATGGCTAATGAGGGTGCCAGTGAGATGACAACCGAAGGAATTGACCAGGTTGCTGATATTCTGATTAACGGTGGTTTGTCCAATTATGCACAATCCGTGGACCAGTATCAGAAGCAGGGTATGTCAGAAAGTGAGGCAGAGAAACAGGCTGTAATTGATGTCTTTAAGCAGGTAGGATACTCAGGTCTTGCCGGTGCTGTTTCCGGTGGTATCATGGGTGGCGGTACTGCGCTTGCTGGTAGGGTTATCGGTAATAGATCGGCAGCTAACAAATTAGATGCGGATGTCCCGGTAACTGATATGGAGAGCACTTCTTCTCTACATAATGATGTAGATACTTCAGGGACTGCTGTAAAAGCAGGACAGGCAACTACCATATACAGTCCGTATAATGGAGAAACACCTACGCAGAAGTCGCAGAATGCAAATAGGGTAGAAGTGTCTCAGGAATCCTATAATAATGCTGTGTCCAATATACAGACAGCAGGATATGACAGTAGTTTTACCGGAAGGAATATTAAAAAAATTCTTACAAAGGTTTACGAAAATATCTTTTCTGGAGAATCTACATCAAAGGATATTGTCGTGAATGGTGCGCAGTTTGGCAATGATCCATATACTGTCACTGTAAATAAAAGTGCTGTAAGTAAAATAATGTCAGATTCCAAATTATCTGCTGAAAAAGTGTCTGTACTTGATAATATAGAAAATATTGTAGGAAATTCAAATTATGTAGGAAGTGGAAACTATGTTCAGCATGGATCAAAAAATAAGTCAGACGTTGTAAGATATGATTATTTTGAAACTCCGGCTACCATAAACGGAAAAAACTATATTGTTGCATTTGATGTTGAAGTCCATCCGGATACAAACAACTATCGGACACATAAAGTTATAAATGAAATGAGTTTGACCGAAGCTCCTGGCATGGGTCCTTTACCCACCGCAGCTAATCACGTGACCACACAGGCAGGTGCACCTACCGATAGTGTGAGTGATTTGTCAAACTCATTTGATAATAGTATATCCAATTCTGCTGAAAATGTCAACGGAACCCAGTATAATTCAAAGAAAATCGAAGGCTTCAATGATCTCGACAAGGCACTAGATCGTTTGGTTGGTATGTACAAAGGAAATGAAAATACCGCTTCTATGTATGCTGATATGAAATCGGCCATCAATGAATATTTGCAGACCGGCAATCAGAGTGCCATCGACAAGGCTGTAACACTGGCCGCAGAGATCGACGACAGTATGAAGGGACATTCCTATACCCGGAAGGGAAGCGGTAAGGGCACTGCAAAGTCTCAGAATAACCGTGTGACAACCTCTTTCACAGAGGGAGAGTTTGTCGATACTCTGATGTCGTATGGAAAGTATTTGCGGGATGCGGCAAAGAAGAGCACGGCAAATATGAATCAGCAGAGCAATACGGCTCCTGTACAGAATATACAACAGAGCGTTGAACAGAACAACATGCAGATGCAGCAGAACACAGATCAGACCGGAAATCAGCGTATGCGGAGTTACAATGACACACTTGTCAATAAGACCGATGCACCTCAGGCGTTGAAAAATGAATTTATTTCCAATCCGGATATGTATACGCAGTTGAGCAATGCGGATACCAAAGCAAAAGCTGATGCTATTCTTGCCAGCGGTAACATTGATTCTGCCATTGTTCAGTTCCGACAGATGATCGATGGAACCAAAAAGGATCCCGCGGCGGTTCCTCTGGGCTATAATATTGCAAAAGAACTGACCAATGCAGGAAGAGTGGATGAAGCTGTGCAGATTGTAAGAGACATGAGTAAGGCCCTGACAGAATCCGGACAGTTCTCCCAAGCAGCAGCAATCACGATGCTGAATAATGATCCGCAGGCGGCCATGCGTTATCTGGTCCGTGAGATTGACAGCATGAATGAAGCAGGGCAGAAGAAATTCAAGGATAAGTGGCAGAATTTCGAGATGACCGACAGCGAGGTGAAACAGTTCGCGGATATTGATCCTGGGGATACGGATGCTATTAAGGCGGCATATGAGAATGTGTATGATCGTCTACGTAAAGAATATCCTGTCACAAAGACAGAGAAGCTCTTGGAATATCGTAGATTGTCTATGCTTTTAAATTCACGTACCAATGTAAGAAACTTCCTTTCCAATGCTTTTGTAGTTCCCGTCAGATGGACTGCTGATCGTGTGACAGCACTCGGAGAGGGTGCGTATAAGCTCGTGCACCCGGATTATCAGAGCACGCAATCACTTAATCCCATTCGCTCCAAAGAATCACGTAAACTGGCATCTGAAGCATTTGAAATGGTGAAAAGTGAACTCTTGGGAGATAATAAATACAATGATGCGCAGGGGGCAGTCAGGGATAAGCAGGTGTTCAAGGGAAATGATGCTTCCTGGCAGATGATGGACAATGTATTTAATGGTGCATTGTCGCTGGCCAATAAGGTGTTGAATACGAATTTTGACACAGAATCCCGTAAGGTATCAGGACTGGATGTCAAGATTAACCAGAAGATGGGAAAGGATATCAATCCTTCTCTGTTGGAAACGGCGAGGAATCTTACATATTATCTGTTGGAGCAGGGAGACAATGTATTTGTAAAGCATAACTTTGAATCTCGCATGGCATCTTACTTAGATGCGCAGGGTATCACAGACCTTGAGAGCATTCCTGCAGATGCATACACTCTTGCAACACAGGAAGCTTTGAAAGCAACATTCAAGGATGAGACGAGGCTTGCATCTGGTTTAAGTGGTGTACGGAAGAAAATGGGTGTTTTCGGAGATATCGTTTTTCCATTTACCACCACTCCTGCCAATGTCGCTATGAGGGGATTTGATTATAGTCCATTAGGATTGTTTCACGGTGGAGCCAAGTTATTTCAGGCAAATAGAGCCAAGGTCCAAAACAAAGTTGATATATCTAATGCGCTTACCTTACTCGGGCAGGGTGCTACGGGAACTGCAGCAATATTTGCAGGCTATGCATTGGCAAAATCAGGTATCATCCAGGGAGCGTTGTCTGATGATAAAGATGAGGCACAGTGGGAAAAGTCTCATGGGAAATTGCCTTTTTCCTTCAAAATCGGAGACAACTATTATACTTTTGACTGGGCACAGCCTGCTGCTATACCGCTTATTCTTGGTGCAACAATACAAAAAAGTGTAGAAGATTCTGACAGCATGCTGGATACTATTCTGCAGGGAGCAGTTGCCACAACTAATGCATGGGCGGAACTGTCACCGCTTCAGACCTTTATGGATATATTCGGAGGGAATGGATCATTAGCTGAGAACCTTGTGGATACTGTTTTAGAAGCACCACTCAGTTTAATACCGGCACAGGTAGGAGCCGCCGCACGCACCGCAGATACTACACAGAGAGTTACTTATGATAATAGTAGTAGGCTGAACAATGTTATCAATCAGGCAAAGTCAAGGATTCCTGGTATGTCGCAGACACTGCCGGTTGCCTATGATACCTGGGGAAATTCCATCAAACGGCAGGATTCCACGGGGGAGGCAGCATTAGCTAACCTGCTGAATCCCGGACAGATTGGTAATATCAGGGAAACACCGATTGATGATGAAATCAACGATCTGTATGCTTCAACCGGTGATGCCGCTGTATTCCCCAAGAAGGCGGCATGGAGCTATAAAATCAATGGGGAAACAGTAAAGTTGAACAGTGAGCAGTATTCTGAGTATCAGCGTATCATGGGGCAGAATGCATACGGTATGGCATCGGCACTGATTAACTCCGCTTCCTATAATAATATGAGTGACGATCAGAAAGCCGGTGCAATAGCAGATTTGTATAATTTTGCAGATGCACTGGCAAAGACGGAACTCCTTGGATATGATATTGAATCATCCCAAACATATAAGAAGATGTATGAGATCTATCAGGACAAGGGGACCGCCGGCGTTGCAACATTTCTCGGAATTAAACAGAGTATGGATAGCAACAAGGCAGAGGACAAGGTTGCGGCCGTAGCGGATATCCCGGGATCTGATGAGGATAAGGGATATTATTTATCGTTATTGATCGGAAATCTGTCAAAAGAGGCACAGACCGCATATGATTATAATGGCTATCCCGGAGTATACTGGTACTATGCACAGAAGACAGGTATCGGAGATTATAGCGGGTATAAAGAATCCAACTATAAAAAGATTCAGAGCATGTTGGATGGAACGTATACGGACCCTGTTGCAAGCAGCCATGAAGAATCACAGGCAAAGATACAGGCTATGCTTGACGGGACCTACGACAGTGTTTATGGATCTGGGGCAAGTAATGAGAACCAGCGTAAGATAGCTGCAATGATAAACGGTACTTATACCGGCAATCAGGACAGTGATTACCAGGCGCGGTTACAGAGAATAAGAGAGATGCTGAAATAA